GACGAGCAACACGATGGCACTCATAACTGTTCGCCACACCATTATTCGTGTTCGCCGCGACATTCGCGAATCGAGTTTTACCGCGGAAACCAAGAAAGGGTGCGCAGTCATCCGTGCAAAGTGCATCGGGTAAAACGCACACAAACCAACCAGGTACACGAAATGATGTCGGACGTACTGTCTGCGTTGACTCGCATTCATTTCTCCCCAAGGAATGTCTCGCCACGTCCCTTCTCTCGTGCGAAACATTTGCGCGGTGGGAAGCGATTTACATCTTCGGCATTTACACGTGCCTCCGGCGATGCAGGAAGGCAATTGATGTCTCGCGAAATGGTCCAGTAACTTCTCCGTTCCGCTGTTTCCAGATTTGTAAATGTGCACGCGAGCTCTTGACGAAGTCGAGACGCCATCGAGTAACGCTTTCAGAGCTCTTTTCGCAGCCCACCAGACTGAAGTGACGTGTACTTCCGCCGCTAACTCTGGATAGTTAGCGTCTAAAAGTCGCAACGTCGCGGCGACGAGCGAAATCGGAAGCGCGGTTATATCCAACCCAGCACAATCAACGACACAAACGATACCTCCACGCAAACGTCCGTTCCCAGACGCGCGAAGTTTCTGCCACTCGCGTTCGACGACTGAGACGATAGCACAGACAACAATCTCTAAATTCAGAGAGGAATCCATGCTCGCAATTGTAGATGCTGGTATTTGAGCAGCTTTTACCATAAATGGAACTTTAATATCGCCTGCGCCATTCGCTGGATTAGCGATTTGCACTTGGAAGAGCGATGCTCTCGCTCCCCCTAATACAAGTTGGCTTCGAATTTCTTGAATGTTGAAAGCCATTTAAATAACTCCTTTTTTAATATTATTTATTCGTTTTTATTAGAACTTACCTACGATTTCTTCGAACTCTACGCCAGTTCTAACTGCAACGAAATTCAACTGTATGAAGTTGATTGACTTAGCAGGTTTAATGTAAATGTCGCCAATAAATTCATTGCGGTCGATAACTTCACTTGTATTGTTTGATGTATCACAAACAACACGGAAGTCATAGATACCACGGCGACCCTGTACGTCACGAAGGAATGGCTCAACTAGATTACGGAACTGTGCCCGTGTAAACTCATCATTGAACTCGAAGAGCGAATACTTAGCAGCAGTGGCGATTGCCTTCTCTAGAACAATAAAGAGGCGGCGAACGTTAATACGATCAAATGCGCTGGGTCGAGCAAGAAGTGTCTTATCACCAAAAAGCAATGTACCTTGACCAGTCTGCGTGATAACTGGGTTTACACCAGCCTTATACAGTTGATCACGCTCACCTTTCTTAGGATTGTAAGCTAATTTGACAACATTCTTAATAATACCGCGATTGTAACCGGCAGGTGACCACCAAGGATCACGAGTGTCATCCGTACGAACACAAAGACCTGCGATGTCACCGTTTAGTGGTACATAGCGGAACTTGTCGTTGTATTTGTCGTATTGATATTTGTAACCAGAATCCATAACAGCGTATGAGGATTGTGTTAATCCATTCTCAAACGCTAGAACCTGATCAAGCTCAGCGCCGAGGGATTGCTCAACAACATCACCACGCTCTGGTGATACGAATACAACACAGTCTTTACGGTCTTCAGCAATATTATCGATAATATAGTTTGCTACTGTTGTATTTGCTTTACCGGCAAGGAACAGAGATATGTCAATCTCTTCAGCATTTTGATAAAGGTCTATACCACGAGCGAGACGTGAAAGAGCAATGGCCGATTCTGTAGCATCTGAGCCTTCAGATCCATTTGTGAACGATGTGTAGTTAACACCATCACCAAGTGACGCAGCGGTAGCCCAGATGTAGTTTGAACGCTCGTTGATTACGTCTTTGTAATATACAGAAGTTCCTTGATCGTTTGTAACACCATCTGTACGGCTAACATCCGAGAAGACTTCAAGGATTGTATTTGCTGTACCAGAAATGCCACCATCTTCGTCAACAACTACGATGTGAGCATTACCTGTTGCGGGCGCACCATCAACATTGAGATAGTGTGCCCAATAACGAGTAGCCCCAACGGGTGATGTTTGTGATAAACGATATGCTGGAGCAAAGGTAATAAGACAATATTCTTCATCACCGGGATCAATCTCAGCCGTTGTGACTGTTAAGTCTTGAAACCCGATTGAAGAGTTACCAACACGAAGAACGTCACCAGCAGCAAGATTTGTGCTACTTAGGACACTGACAGCGCATTGAACTGATGTATCGGTGATATCAATACCATCTGAAAGTTCAATCGATTCTGAAAAATCAGCGCTATCATAACAGATAGAGACTTTTAGATTGTTTCCCCAAGCACCGGGAGATTGAGCGACAAACTCGCCTTGGCCAGTTAATGCTTCTGCTTCTGTACGAGTTTCGATTAACAGTGAAGTATTACCTGAGGCTGATGCTGTCACAGCGTCAGCGGCTGTAACACGAGTTACATATAACTTGTTACCGTAGGATAAAAAGTTAGCAGCAGTAAAGAATGTTTCATAATTGGTGCTGTTTGGCTTCCCAAAACGAGCAACTAGGTCTTCTTCTGATGTAACAAGAACAGTTTGTTCGACCGGACCTTGTGTAAATACACCAACTAAGACACCTTCGGTAGTAGATACGGCAGGTACTACCGTAGAGAGATCAATCTCTGATACGTTAACACCTGGACTAACTTGAAATGGCATGATGGAATCTCCTTGTTATAAGGCAAATATTTGCAAATATTTTGTTTTTATTTATAAGAAACGATATTTTACAACAACCACTCATCATTTCCACGGTCGACTTGTATATTTTTATGTGTTGCCTCTTCTGTTAATTCATTTTCAC